TTTCAATTATATATTATTTAAATAGAACAGGAAGAGAAATCTTCCTGTTCTATACTCTTTCTGTAAGTTACGTAGATTACAGAAATAAGAAAGGAGGTCATAAGTGTCTCATACTAATGATCCCTTTATAGACATCTTTGGCACTATGCTGGATTTTCGAAAACAGCATAGCAAAGAAGAATATCTCTACTCGATCCAGGAACTAGAAGATATTCTTCATGCCAGGGGTGGTAACACTAGGACTTCGCGTATATTACAATATACGAAAGCTCTCAAAGATTTTGAAAGCAATATGAAGTCCAAAGGTGCTAGTAGCGAACAACTCAATAGCTTCTATCAAGAAGCTTTAAAAGAGTTGTATCCCGTACTAGCTAATGTAAGAAGTAGATAATACTTCTTAGACCTATATGGTCGAACCTAGAGAACGTAACCTAGATTGTTCTCTAGGCAATTAAACAATCATTGTTCCAATAAAGTTGCCAGGCATGGCTTTAATAATCTAAACAAATAATTAAGAAAGGATTTAAAATGCTATTATTCGATCAAAGTACAGTAGGAAGTGAATTGGTATTCGCAGAGAAGGTTTTAAATAGTGTTGGCAGTAGCCTAGAAAGAATAACCGTTGAACTAAATGACGAGAACAAACGAAAGTTTGGTTCAACAACAATTTGGTATAGCAGCGTATCACTGCTCAATGCCCTAGCTGAGTATGAAGAGCATGCAGACTCTTCAGAGTTCTTTAAGATTGTTACACTTAGAAATATGCTTATGAGACAAAGCATAGATGTTGACAATTCTAAAGGTATCCAAATAGGTAAAAAATAAAGGAGAAAGTTATGGATATGAAAAATTTAATAATCTATGGCCAGAGGTACATGGCCGTAGAGGAACAATACATTCTAGATAGGCTGAATGAGGATAGTCGCATGACTGTCTATGATAGCCAAAATAACTACGTGGACACGCGCGTAGTTATTACTCGCGCTGATGCAGACGGTTATGTTTACGTCAGAATACTCGACGGGGAGGGTCGAGGAATTGGCGAAGAGCGCCAAGTCAGATCCGGCTATTACATAGCCGGATGCGAATATGCGGAGCTAGTGATTTAGTTCACTAGCTCTAGCAGCTTCTACTTATTTTTTTTTTCGTTAAAATAACAACCAACCTACCATCCATAAAGGATGGTAGGTTGATGACTTCTAAATTAAAAGGAAACTTGAGTATCTTAACTCAGAGATATTAGTTAAATAGATTAATAAATAACTCTTCTAACTTCTTACCATATTTAAAATCTGGTTTGTTAAAGTTGATCCTTCTCTTAATGATAGCAGGATCTGGTTGTGTAGCAAGTGTATATAGAGAAGCCATAATGTACTGGTACTCTACATAGTCTTGTTCACTACCCGGGAATAGATCTGCATATAGAGAATATACAGATGGAACAAATGAAGTTTGGAAGTACTTTCTAAATAGAAGCAGAAGTATCATCAACTTAGCAGTTGTTACATACACATCTTCATCCTCTAGAATACGTCTGAGTCTTCCATATAGTTCAAAGACTTTATTAGCAAATGCTTGTGGGTTCTCAGTTAGACCTGATTGAACTTCTCTGTTATAATCTTCAAACTCTTCAATAACAGCTTTATAGGCAATGTTAGTTCCATTAGTGATAATCTCTAACTTCTTAGTATCGTCTATATCAGTTCTGCGTAGAGTAGCTTTAACAAGGTCGTAAGAAGCATCAAGATCTATATTCTTACTAGCTGCATACTTGTCTTTAAGCTCTTCTTCTTTCTTAACCTCTTCAGGTGTAGGAATCTTAGGTTGTTCTTGTACAGGTTGCTCTACTATGTTGCTACCTTCTGGATTAGGACCTTTAGGTTCTTCCTGAACTTGATCCTCTTGTTTAGGTTCCTCAGCAGGAACTACTTGAGGTGTTGCATCCTCAGTTACAGTCTCTTCAGATGTAACTTCGTCTACAAGCTCTTCTTTCTCTTGGGTATTCTTAGGCTTATTCTTAGCCATATAAATCTCCTTATAAATTTAATTTACTTAGGGTATGAAATATAGCCTAAGGTCATTTATACCCTAGGCTTAGAACAAGTCACCTGGACTATCTGGAACAGATACCTCATAGTTAGGTGTTGTTACTGGTGTATGCACCTGTTGAACTGGTTGCTGTGCAGGCTGTGCATATGTTGGTGCTGGCTGTGTTAAAGTCATCTCTTGAACTGGAGCTGGTTGAGTTGCTTCTATAGTAACTTCACTTCCATCAGTAGCTGAGATATAAGCTTTAATGTCTTTAATAAAATCTTTATTTCTAATGTTAAATACAGATATATTAGCAGCTTTAGCTATCTTAAACAATACAACCACATCTCTAGCATTCTTAATATCGAAAGACTTAGAGAAGGAATTACAACCACATCCAGTATAGCATAGTGCTAAATCTACTGGACTGTCTATCTTAGCACCTAGATACATTTGAGTTCTTCTAGCTAAATAACATCTTACTATATCTTTCTCCATCTTAGAGAAGAAATTATGATAAGCAGCTGTTACTTCATAAGCTAGTCTAGTGGTAGTTTCACTACCTACAGGTAGGTTATCAGCATCTGTCTTAGCTGTAGGCCATAGTTTAAAGATTTCAACCTTAGCACCTGGAATAGACCTAATAGCTTTATCCGTAGGACTATTATCATTACCTTCACTTCTATAGATATAACCTTTCTTAAATAGAGAAGAACATGTAGCTAGAAGTAATTTTGTATACTCTTCTGTTATCTGTCCGTTATCTGTAAAGGTGAAGTATTTATTATTGGTAGATTTAAACCACGTCGTGTCCAACTCTTTAGGCATGATATTTCTATCTTTATAGAAATCATCTCTCTTACTTCCTGACGACTTATTCTTAGACCAACCACTCTTAGCCGTATTGCTAGAGTTATAACTATTCTGTGGCTGTGTAGCCTCAGGTTTACTATTCAACATCTCTTGGTAATTATCAAGATCCATAACTCTTTTCTCCTTGTATACTTGTTATTCAGTATAACTTAACTTATTTTATCATATCTAACAAATCTGTTTTGTGTATCTTCTTGGTGTTATTGTGCATCTTCTTAAGGGATAATGTTAAGATGGTATTCGACATAGAAGTAGCTTCAATAGTAGCACCTTTTCTATAGTTAGCAAGATTTTCACCAGCACATACGGAACAGAACATAGGATGTTTATACTCGCAATATAACATACTACGTAACTGTATAGTCTTACCTATAAGTTTAGTTCCATCTTCTATCTTAACTAACTTATTACCTTCTACCATGTATCTACCAGTAAGAGCAGCTGCATTATCTTTTAACACAAAGAAAGGTTTAGTTCGTTTAGTTCCACAATCACCTGGTTCTATAGTAACGTTAGCTGTAGAACGTAGAGCTGTCTTAGCAAGAACACCGCCATCCTTAGTTTCATTACCACGTGAGAACGATCCTGCTCTTGAAGAGTTATAAACTGTAGCTAACTCTTCTTTATCTTCTGGATAACCTTCTAAAAGACTATTGAATACTAATTTTGGGTCTGCACCTACTGAATCAAATCCTGCGTCTGTTCCAAAAGTTAAATACATCTTAGACCTAGCATTATCTTTTATTTTACCAGATACAAGCTTACCATCTGTTGCATCACCTTTTAAGTACTCGGCATCTTTCTCTTTAAGCTTATTACCGAACTCAATGACTCTAACACTATCCTTAACCCAGTTCTTACCAAATTCTTTATCAAAAGCTTCTTTAAGTTCTTTCTTATACTTAGTAAGACCTGGAGGAGGTGTCATAGCTTTATAAGTAGCAGATACACTTACTATTCTAGATAACCCTTGTAACATACCACAACTATTAACAAAGTTAATATATTGGTCTATAGTTACTATATCTTTCTTAAGTGCTTCACAGACTTTACCTTCTATCTTACTACCATCTACATACTCGTTAACATAATCTATCTTATCTTCAAAGTTCCTAGCTAACATAATATAATTGGTTATAGCTCTACCTATAGTAGTATCTATAGAATCTTTAATATTAGCCATATCAGCATTGAACAATGTTATCTCATCTTTAGAATGGAGTAAAGGGTTCTTAGTAGTTTTACCTTGTACTTCCTGATACTCACCATTCATAAGGACAAAGTATTTGTCCTTCTCTATTTTAAAGTATTCATTCTCATTCTGTAAAGGTATAGTCATAGTTGCATAATAGAACTTTAGCCTACTAAGTAAATCATGTCTTAAAGCATATTGGAAATATTCGTTACTACTTATCATCTTCTATCCTTAACTGCTTCTATAAGTTCTAATACTTTAGGAGCTATATTGTCTAAAGCTTCTTTATAAGGAATGTTACCTATAGCTTTAAAGTTAATTATTTCTGTTAGTGTAGATAGATCTTTAATAGGCTGATCGTAGGATAAGAAGTTAGCAGCTACTATTTCCATAGCCATAGCTTCCATATCATTGTCGTAACTATCTAGATCATTATAGAGTTTATCAAGATATGTTTCTAAAGCATATGAAGATTTTCCATAATATAAAGTATCCTGAACAGCTCTAGTTACTGAGAATCTTCTATCTGCTAATACTAGTGGTCTAACAGCTACAATATCCTCATCGTTAACTTGCTCAATACCTCTGTGTAATTTAGCATAGAAGTAAACTCTTAGATGCTCGAACCAATCCTCTCCCACACTTTCCAACATATCATAAAGTTCAGATTCTCTATAGGTAAAGTAATCTTTCAAGATACTTACACACCTTTCTATAGGATCTATAGAAGAGTCTCCTAGTTGTATAGATAAATCCTCTGTAGTTGGTAAATCTACATTGTAAATAGTTACATAAGCCGAGAGTAAATCTTCTACTAGATAAATGTTACTATGTTCTAAAGATATAGTTATACCGTAAAACTCCAGATAGTTTTGTACAGAACGTAACATATACGTTTCTAGTTCTGAAGGAATAGAAGTTTCATCTTCTGTTCTGATTATAATTTCTAATAATCTCTCTTCTACCTTATCTAAGAATATAACATTCTTATTATGCCTTATCTTATTAAGTCCATCTAGATGCTGGAAGATATTTACCCATCTTACTGTATTGTCCTTATAGGTATTCTGTAAGAAGTCATAGAGCCTAGTATCTAGAGGATATTCTACTTCATAGCTTTCTTCTGTAGTTAATACTTCAGTATCGTCTACTTGCATATCAGTATTCATATCTGTATCCTTATATTGTATTACTCGTATAAACATGTAGAGTAGGAAGTAGGACGAACCTACTTCCTACTTTTTACCATTAAAAGACGCTATATCAACATAACTAAAATCACAAATAGTTCTAAAGAATGCTATAGTATGATGCAAAAGATCATCGTTAACATTCTTAGAAGGTATATTGCCTTCAACTCTAAATGGTGCTAACATCATAACATTAAGTAATGGGTATGCAAGCATTTGCCTAGATGATAAGATATAGTTCAACCACTCTACTGCTGTATAGGATATGAACATATGAATGTTATCGGCTACCCAACTAGCTTTAAGGTCTTGTAATCTTACGCCTATAAACTTAACTGTTACACCAGGCAGGTTCTTAGTTATAACAGAAGAAAGAAGGTTCATATCTTGTGTAGAGAGGTTATAAGGATACTCGTTAACATATAGAGTAGTTTCTAACCCATCTTGAAGATTTGAAGAGTTATCTATAAGATAGTCCTTAATGATAGTAACTACATTCGTCATAGGTGCTAGATTAAGTATTCTTTTAGTACGATATTTATAATAGTAATGAAAGATTTTATCGGACATAGTACCGAAGTTATCTCTTATACGTCTATGGTAGTCGTACTTACCTAAGGAATACTCACCTTGATTAGTAAGTACTCCTAAGAATACAGCTCTTGTATCAAATAGGCTATCTAAATCAGTATAGATTGCTTTCATTCTGTTGTTCCTTCATCATCTCTGCTTGTAGCTGGTTTTCTTCATTACGTAGATTACCACATACTTCCAATAACATCTCACCTGTAGGTAGTGCAAGATTACACCACTCTAAGAAGTTGATACCTGTATACTTATAACACTGAGAGAGGTTAAACCTCTCTATATAGTCTGGCAACTGGTTGAACACTTCTATATCGTCTTCTTCTCTATAGAGAACATCTAAGAATATATCTATGTCCTCTTGTGATTTAGTAGTCTGATTAGTAGACATAGCATAAGCATGTCTAAGTATCATATTAGCTTCAACTCTATTAAGTTTCTTCTTAGATACGATAACATGCTCAATAAGATTTAGCCACTCGTTATTAGCCACATACATGTTCTCTACAGTGTAGAAATCATTAGGCATAACAGTTTTGTTATCTACGCCTGTTTTCCTACTGTAATACGAGCGGCTTGGTCGAAAAAAAGTGTCTCCATAGCTATAGGTATAAGTTCTTTAAATGCTGCATTACCATGTGAATGTTGATCAGCTTTACATTTAGGGCAAGTAAATGAAGGAATAGCTACTATAGCTATAGATGCATCCTCTATGAACTTCAATATGTTACGTATGAACTTATTTATGCTTTCATCATCATCTTTATTAGTAGTAGCTAAAGCTTTAGAAAGCAATTCTCTTTCTACTAACTCTTCTCCTTCTACTTCCAGCGATTTAACAAATGAATTGTAACTTACCATTTTCATAATGTATGTTACATAGCTAACCATCTGTTCTTTCTCAGTAGGTGTATATTTAGAAGTAAGAGCATCTTTAACTATGTTAGATATTTCCATTCTCCAATATTCAGATTCTGAAAGATATTCAGCTATAGAAGGAATCTGTAGATGTAGTTTAATTTCTAGCAGTGGATTCTCTTCGTCCTCTACACCTGAACCTATCTTAGACATAAATGTATAAGTAGTGTTCTTAGCCATCTTAAATATTTCTTCTTGGTACTTCTTAACTTCTTGTACAGATACCGAACCAGTACCATTGGTATCTATCTGTTTCTTCATCCACTCAGGTAGCTCATCATCATGAACCCATAGTATCTTAGTAGGGTCTATCTTACCTTTAGCTGTAAAATCGCATTTAGGTTTACCATCTTCAATAACGTTAACGTTATTACAACTAACGTTAACAGCTAGACCTTGTCTTGTCATAGAGGTCATAACTGCTAAATATAAAGCGTTAAGATCCAAGATAGAAATATAATCTATAATGCTTGCATTACTTTCAGTAAGATTGATAGTAGCAGAGTCTATTAATGTTTCTAACATCTCTAAGAAATATTTATGTGTTAGAGATGTGTAGTTACTATAGATAAGACCCATAGTATTAGCACCCACTTCTGATAGTTCTCTAGCCATCTTATTATAGAAAGAAAGAATATCAGATGGTGTAGGTGGGTTAACAATAATCTTAAAACCACTGTGCCATAATGGAACTATGATTCTGTCACCTTTATTGGTTTTAGACATGATTTTATAAAATAGTTTCCATTGGTCAGTTTTCACACCTGGTTTACTATACTTAGAAGGATCAATAGGTTTCATACCTAAATGCTTACCAGCTAATGTAGGGTCATTGGTAAACTTAGTAGGTCCATTAAGTTTATCTACATACGTATCGTAGGATACTGTTAATGTTCCATCCCCTCCAGAGATAGTCTCTGTGGAAGCATTGTACTTAGCACCTATTCTATCTAATGTTATAGCTTGTGTCTCTTCTAAAGTAAGATTATCATAATCGCCTATTGTAGCTTCTGTATCTCTTTTAACAGCTGTTCTATTAGTAGTAGATGGAATAAAAATATGGGAGAAAGGAGTATTAGTCATATTCTCTAATACTTCACCTGGACTAACACGCTCTACATCCTTAAATGCATCATCTGAGTAATTAGGTTCTGGTTGTTTAACAGATTCCTGTTTAGGGGCTACAGGTGTTTCTATCTCTTCAGCTGGAAAAAGTGAAGGAGTCTGCGTATCCTCCGCAGAACTCCTAATTTCTTCATTGTTGTTTATCATTTTCTGTTACCTCCACATTAACTGTTTCAGCTTCTCCATATGTTGCTTCACCAACGCCAGCAGCTAGCTCAGGACTACTTTCTAAGATTTGAGAAGTTATAGAAGAAATCTTCTTCATTTCTTTCTCATACTCTTGAACCAATCCAGCCATATCTAGCGTAGCTAGTGATGTTATGTTGCCTAACTGACCTTTAAGTTTCTCAACAGCTTCTTGTGTTTCTTTATTAGCACCTAGAACAGCTACTAAATCAGGAAGGACTTGTTCTATCATAGGTTCAATGTTCATAAGTTCTTGCTGATATTCAAATACCATAGCTAAGCATGCCTCTTTCTCAGACTCGTTCTTACATTTACCTCTTAAGAATATGTAAGCACCAGTCTCTGTAAGCTTAGGTGTTCCATCTTCATTCTTCTCAACATGGGTTAGATTAAGTTTAGCAACTGCTTTAGAAACGTCTTCTATAATTCTATAATAACCTTTAAACGTTTCTTTAGCTCTTAAATTACTTTCAAGCTTATCTTTGTAATCATTATGTAATTGTTTACCTAATGTGTCTAGATATACTAGACATTTAAGTAAATCCCTATTCATCTCTACAAGTGTGTTCCAGTTTGGAGCTTTAGCAGCTGGCTGGTTCTTTTGTTTCTGTTTGAGCTTAAGTCTAGCTCTTTTTGTATTCCTATTCTTAGGCATACTACACATCCTTTCTACAAATCAAATCTAATGTTAACTCTAGCATTAACTCAAACATATGCTAGTTTGTTTTATTTTTTATCTAGACATATCCCCTTATTGATGAAAATCGAAGTCGATTTTTCAATTCGATTTTTCAAGATATATACTCCAACATGTAAGCGTTATGGATAGCCTTTAGAGCTATCCATAACTACATTTTTATAAATATATATTATTTATATAGTGGAGTATAAATCTGCAAATACATTTAAGTCTACTATAAGGAGTAAACATGAGACTTATCTTAGCTATCTTAATGATGGCAACGTTATGCTTTGGTAAAACTTATAGCCAACAACTTAAAGAGCTAACACCAGCTCAACAAGAGGTGATGGTTAACAGTCTTAAGGCCGGTAAATTCCTTAAGAGCAAAGAACATGGTATTCTTCTAGCAGCTATTGCTTGGAAAGAATCAAACTTCGGTATCGACAAATTAAACAGCACCGATGGAAAGAAAGGTTCCTGGGGTTCGCATCAGATACTTTTGGACTCTGCGTTAAAGAGACTAGAATCTTTAGAGAAAATCATAGGAGAGAATGGAATAGCACTGCTTCTCTACTATTCAGATTACTTCAGTGCGGTAATGGCTAATAAAGAGCTTAAATATTGGGACAAGGTGCATAAAGGAGATATTACTAAAGTACTAGCTTCTTATAATGCAGGTGGGGCATCTACTAAATCTGAGAGAGGACGAAAATATAGTAAGGATGTTCAGTATAGAATGACACTGATTGCCAGTTACGTAGATAAGAATGGCATCAAATTTTGAATATAAGTATTAACCAAGCATAACTAACTACCAGTAGACCAAATAGGTCTACTGGTAGTATTAACGTTATTTTTTTTTTGTTAGACCCATATATGCCAACAGATCTAACAAATAGTGTATGGTAGTTGGAAAGTAATTTAATGTCTAAGAGAAATAGGTACGGTATTCCCGTACCTACTAGCGCTATTTGAATAGCACTACTAAGAACATCATAACATTACCTATTGCAAATAACAGATATGCCATGAGCTCTAACTCTTTTACTGACATAGAAGATTACCTCCTTTCTTAAGTTATTAAGATTGGATTAACCAACCAGGCATTAACAAAGGGCATATTGTTAATGTCAATAATCATAGACCTACTAGCTAAGCCTTAAGGCTTAGCTAGTAGGTCTTCTTATCATTATAGGTAAGGAAATAACCTCGGCCTCGCCTTAGATGACAACGAAGAGAAGGGCATAGTAATGAGTGTTTCAGAACAGCCAAAAATAGACATGCAAGTCTTTAAAAGAGATATTCCAAGTTATCTTAATAAACCAGACCCTATAAGGGAATACTTAAAACAATCAGCAGTATTTATATCGAAAGTTAAATCCATTCCTTTCTTAGAGGCATATGATAAAGTTAAGAAAGTAGTTAATAAGTCTAACTATAAGAATCCTATAGTTAGGTATATGACTAAATTAGAGAATGGTGATCAGGTAGAAGAAACTGCTGAATTAACCCATTATATCAAATCTGCTCAAGCAGCTAACCAAGTTATAGTTCCATCCTTTACAACATATATCCATCCTAATGAAAGATTATCTTTACACTCTGCATTCATTAACCTTAACGTTAATGCTCGTAAAGAAGATAAGAAGTTAGCTTTTAAATATAAGATGGAAGGCAATAAGAGTAAAGCTGACTTCTACGATAATATGCAGAAGACCCGTAAGATATTCAATAACTCTTTATCAGGTTCATATGCATCTAACGGAACTATATTGTATAATCCTTCAGCGCACTATACATTAACTTCTATAACAAGGTCTGTTAGTTCTATAGGTAATGCTGTTTCAGAGTCTATGATAGGTGGGAATAAACTATTTAAAGACCCTGAGTCTGTATTGAACTATATAACAGCCATTATAACATATTCAGATTTAGCTAAGGTAGATACTGTTATGCAGAAGTATAACTTACACTATCCTACTGTAGATGAAGTTATGGAGATGATAGAGGATTCTACTAAATGGTATTGGAACATACCAAAAAGATTAGGAGAGATAAAATATTATCTTACTAAATTAGAACCAATAGAATTAGCTTGTGTTATGTATACTAATGACTTCTATAATATAAGAAAGTATAACGATAACATGGTTAGAAAACTTATTAGTTCTATATCAGAGTTGAAAACTGGATATAGCACAGATAAGGTTAAAGATATTTATAACTCTCCAGAGGGAGTAGCTAACCATGCCCATAATATATGTTCCGACATGATTAAAGGCATGAACGTAGATTATGAGAAAATGATAGATAGTCCTGAAGTAGATGCAATAGCTTCAACTACCAAATATGTATCAGAAGTATTAACATCTTATAAAGATTTCTTCCATGCTTTCTTCATAACAGATATAGCACCTGTTAACATAGCCTATATGAAAGAAATGATAAGGAACTCTATAGTATTATCGGATACGGATAGTACTTGTGGCGCATATGATGATTGGGTTCGTTGGTATTTCCAAGAAGAAAGATATGCAAGTGATGCTAAACATATTGCAATAGCTTCTTCTGTTATGACTATAGTAACTCAAGTTATGGACCATTATATTAAAATCCTATGTGGAAATATGAATATAGCTCCAGAGAGATTTGAGTTATTGAAAATGAAGAATGAATACTATTGGTATTCGTTTATAACGACCAATATGACGAAACACTATTTTGCAGATACAGGTATACAAGAAGGTAAGGTGTATGCTCAACCAGAGAAAGAAGTTAAGGGTGTTAACCTCATAGCTTCTAAGGTTAATAAAACCTATCGTAAGATAGGAGAAGAGATGATGGAGTATATTAAGAAATGTAACCGAGAAGGTGAGCTTATAGATCTTCATTATCTTATAAAGAAAGTAGCTGATGCAGAGCGTAATATCATACAGAAAATGAAAGAGGGTAGTCTTGAAGTTTTCGGTATAGATAAGATTAAACCAGCTGGAGCATATAGCGATGAACCTACCAAGTCTAACTATGTTCATTACTTGTTATGGGAAGAAGTATTTGCGGATAAGTATGGTCATGCTATGGAGCCAACTTACCAAGTAATAAAAGCATCCACTACACTAGATAGTAAGAAAAGGATGGATGATTACTTGGATAGCTTAGAAGATCAAGAGATAGCTACTAAGTTACGTAACTTTTTATCCAGAGTAGGTAAACAATATTTAGGAACATATAGGATACCATTACTTATAGTATCGCAAGAAGGATTACCGTCAGAGGTATTTCAAGCTTTGAACTATAAGAAAGTGGTTAACGATAACTGTGCACAGTTATATACTATATTAGAACCATTGGGGTTCTATAAACCTAAAGGAGTATTGGTTTCTGAAATGGGTCCATACTAGGGATGAAACTATGGTTAAACTTATGAATTTCCGCTCCGGTATTGTTCCTTCTGTAAGTATAGCCAGTACAACTAGTATAGTTAAGGATATTAAAAACGGATATCCTTATATATTACCAGTATATCACAATGGACTATACTTACCTTATAACGCAACTAGTAAAACTGAAGGACTATATTTTAAAGGTAGATTTGCTAAACCTCAAATGCTCGGTATAGTTAAACTTTGTAAAGAAGATTTAGGAACAGCTAAAGAAAAACAGATATATCCTGAAAATGTTTGGAGCGATGAAACGGAAGAGCACTATGTGATTCTGGATGTTATAAGATGTATCGTATATTTGGCTAATAGAAATGAACTTTATTTTGTTTATAAAACTATGTTGCTATTTAACAACATACCTATAATCGACCTTCAGTTTGTTAATGGTAGTCGTGTATGGTATGTAACTTCTAATTTAGGAATAAAGGAATAAAGGAATAAAATGGATACTAACGCAACTATGGAAACCAAATTTAAATGTATTGGCATAGGTATAGTAACTAAAGATAAGCCTGAAGATTCTGTATGGGTGGAAGTTCATCCTGTAGAGAACATGCCTTCTATGGAAGGTGATTATAACCAACCTGATAAACTTAAATATCAAGGTGAGGATAGTCAGGCTCGGCATGTATCTTTTAACATAGATAGAAGCAAGACGATAACTT